GAGAGTTGGATGACGCCGATTGTGGGAGCGATTTATGGGCCGGAGGTGGACAAGGCGCGATTGGCTGGTCGGATTGGGCCAAACGTGATGCACTACGAGGGGTTTCCGGTTTACTCGACTTTCGACATTGGCGCGCCGACCAACACGATTTGCTGGCTCTGGCAGATTATTGGGGACCGAATCAATTACTTGGAGTGTTTGAGGGGTGGGGATGATTGCAACACGCCCGGAGATTGGGCGCGCAGGTTAAAAGCAAAAACGGCCTACACGTATGGCGGGCATTTTCTGCCGCATGATGGGGAAACTTTGTGGGCGCGGTTGTTGCGGGAGTCGGAATTACGTGGGGTGGTGTGTTTGCCGAGGCCGACGGATGTCTGGGATAACATTAACGACGCGCTGACCTCGTTTTCCCGCTGTTTCCTTCATGCGAAGGGGTGCGAGTGGGGGATTAACTCACTTGAGGCTTATAGGGCAAAGGAAGAAGGAGGGGACACTGGGACGGTTAAAAACGTGCCGGTCCATGATTGGGCGTCTCATGCCTCGACGGCGTTTGGCTACACACATCAGGTAATTCGGCTAGGGTTGTGCGTGGATCGCTCGGCCATGCCGGTGCGGCCAAAAGCGCAGATGCAAAGGCGCCCGCAGAGCTTGACTGGGTTGGCAAGCTGGAGAAAACCTAGGGTCATACGATGAACACCCATACCCTGTGCCAAATGAGTCCATTGATGATGGCCAGGTTGGTTTATCAAAAAGAGGAGTGTGCGCGAACGTTTGAGGAGGATTTGAAATGGCACTTGGAAAACGGGTTTGTTTTTTCTCGCCCTGATTTTTTTGTCATGGGCAGGCCGGTAAGGTCATGGGACAGGCAGGAATTGATAACGGGGTTGTATCGTTTTCCGTCGGGTCAATGTGATTGCTGGCACGTTTATTTGATGGCCGGCAATGTAGCGAGAGCGTGGGGAATGTTGCCTTGGGATTTGCCAACAATTTCATATGAGCGTAACAACGTCTTGCGTTTTCATCGGCTGGCGTCTATGCGTCGATTATCTGGAAACCTTTTACCTACCAAACCATGAACTTCACTCATCCGTATTATCCTCGTGACCGCAGTTTTTTCAAGGGAGCCAAACCACCTCCTGTGCCGCCTGCAATTCCGCCGGTCACTGAATCGCCAGTGCTGAAAAAAACGATGGAATTGGAGCAGCGTCAACTTGCGGCCAAACGCAAAGGGATGCAGGCTACGCTCATGGCCGGTGAGACGGGTGGCGTTGCGGACGAGAAAAAGACCCTGCTTGGATCGTAAAGACAATGGAAACCCAAGAACGCGGCGGCCGGAATGACAAAGACGAGAAGGCGGAGCACCTGATTGGTCGCTACGACAACTTGAAAGGCGACCGTGGCACATGGGACACGCTTTGGCAGCACATTGCTGACTACATTCAGCCGCGCAAAAGCCAGATAACGACCAAGAAAACGGAAGGGGTCGATGGCTACACTGACGATCTCTACAACCTGACGGCAATTCGGGCCAATCAAATCCTGGCGTCTGGCCAGATGGACTATCTTTTTACCGGAAAATGGTTCTCGTTTGAGCCGTCGGTGGAGCTTGAGGCCGATGACGTAGCCAAGGCGTGGTATCGCCAATGCACTGACGTTACAATGCGGGAATTGTCGCGGTCTAATTGGAACCTAGAGATTCATGAAATGCTATTGGATCGCGGTGCGTTTGGCACTGCGGCTATTCTTTGCGAAGAAGGACGGGCGGGTCGCTTGTTGGCGTTTCACAAATTTGACGTAGGCACGTTTGTTATTTCCGAGGACCACGAGGGGAATGTTGATACCCTAATGCGCGAGTTTGAGCTTACTGCCCGGCAGGCCAAACAAAAGTTTGGCGAGCAAAACCTTGGTCCGATTGTCCGCAAGGCTTGCATGGATGAGCAGCAGATGGATAAAAAGTTTAAGTTCATCCACGGCATTTATCCACGCGAAGAAGGCACATATGACCCACAAAAGGTTGACGGCGTGAATCGCCCAATTGCATCATGTTACGTCAGTCGTGATGACCGCATGGTGGTGAAGGAGGATGGTTATTTTGAGGCGCCGTTGGCTGCGTCTCGATTCCTCAAGTGGGGCGACTCGGTTTATGGCTACTCGCCAAGCATTGAGGCATTGCCTACTATTCGGCAGGTGAACAGCCTGGAAAAAAACTGGGATGCGCTTACTGAGATTAAGGCATTTCCCCGTATTTTGATTCCTGACGGCATGGAGGGGGACGTGGATCTTCGCGCTGGCGGCATTACGACCTTTGATCCTAACGCAGCAAACGCATTGCCACGTGAATGGGGAACGATTGGTGATGACCGGACGCTCGGCCAACGCGTTCAGACCAAGGATCAAGCCATTCGAGAGGCATACCACGTCGATTTGTTTATGATGCTTCAGCAAATTGAGCGTCAGATGACGGCCTACGAGGTGCAGCAGCGTTTGGCCGAGAAAGTCACTGCGTTCAGCCCGACATTTTACCGGCTCCAGACCGAAGTCACAAATCCGCTACTCATGCGTATCTTTTCGGTTTTGTTCAGGGCAGGCAAGTTTCCCCCACCGCCGCAATCCGTCATGGTTGTATCGCCAGACGGAAAATCGCAGGCGCTTGCGGTGCCCGAGGTCACGCTTACGTCCAAGTTGGCAATGGCAATCAAGGCGGCGGAGAATAATTCGTTCATCCAAATGATGCAAATTATTGCTCCGATTGCTCAGATTCAGCCCGACGTAATGGATAACTTTGACCTAGACAAAGCCAGTCGAGGTATTGGCCGCAATTTGGCTATACCCGTGGACTGGGAACGCTCGGCAGAAGATCGGGATGCTATGCGCGAGCAACGCGCTCAGGCAGCACAACAAGCGCAAGCACTGGAAACCGCCCGAGTAGGCGCCAAAGCGGCCAAAGATGTAAGCGCCGCCACCCCTGAGATTCGGAAGCAGATGGGGTTGAGTTAATTTATGGATGAAAACGTAAAACCGGAGTCTCAGGCAGATAAACTGGCCCTTGCGTATGCAATGGTCTTTGGGCGCGATGAGGCGCACCGCACGGAGCAACAGCAATTGGTGATGCAGGACATGTGGCATCGAGGCTATTTACGGCGATCTACTGCCGTGGCTATGGCCGACGGCAAGGTATGTCCGGTCAAAATGGAAATCGCAGAGGGGATGCGCATTTTCCACCTCGACACCCTCAATTATTTGGACCGGGCAAAGAGGCTCGGCACCACAAAAACAAAAACTAAAGCTACGCTAAAATGAGCAATTCACAAGTAGAGCAAACCGCTCCAAGTATCGTTTACTCGGTAAGCGACGATGGCCAAGTTATCCGCACTGACAAAGATGGCGCAGTTCATGTGGCCACGTTAAAGGAAGGAAACATCCTTGTGCTGTTCGAGGCGTGGGAAAAGCTGCGTCCGGCCATTGTTCGCTATTTGAACGCCAATGGAAAGACGCCAACTGCCATTTACCGAGAGGGCGATGAGCCGTCGGCTAAGGCAAAGCGCGAGATTCCACCTATGCCGCAAAAAGACTGGGCAATGGGCGACAAGACTCCGGCGGTTGTCGAGTGGTATCGTAAATACAAACCGGAAGAATACCGGGCGCGCTACGGCATTCTCGGCAATGGCACCGTTACCAAGTATCGCAAAGTGCCCAATGAGCGCGGTGAATTGAGCACTGAGGCATACGAGACGGATGCGGTCATTTCCCGCCGTAAAACCCATTTGACGGAAAAGAGCGAAGCCAATGAATCAGGCGGCATTACCTACGACAGCAACTAATCAGCTATGAACATTTACACGAAACGTCTTTACGATGAAGCTGGCGGTGGTGATGCCGGCGGTGGTGGCGGGGCCGCATCTGCACCAGCCGGGGGCGATGCAGTATCTTCTCTGATTTCGGCTCCGCCTACTTCGGCACCTACTACTCCGCCTGCCTCCACGCCGCCCGCTTCCGCATCGACTCCGCTTAGTGCGCCGCCACCTATCCCCGCGCAGGTAGCCGGCGGGGAGGCGTGGTATGTCGGGCTTTACGATGCATCAGGTAAACTCAACACGGCCAAGTTTGACGCGTTACCAGCCCACCTCAAAGCCCACAAGGATACGTTTTCAAAATATCAGACCGTTGAGGCATTGCTTGGCGGTTTTGCCAACGTGTCGAGTTTGGCTGGAAAGAAAGCATTGGCACCGTTGCCGCCCGATGCTTCGCCGGAGGCCAAGGCCGAGCGGGCAAAGGTCATGGCCCAGCTTAATAACGTGCCTGAAAAGCCAGAAGGATACGGTTTTAAGCGCCCTGACAACATTCCAGAGGAAATGTGGAATGGCGACTACGTTAATGGCGTCGCTGCAATTCTGCATAAGCACCAAGTCAGCCCGGAGGCAGCAAAGGAATTGATGGCGTTTGACGAAAGTCATGGCCTTAAAATTGGTGAACAAAGCAAAGCCGCCGTAGCGCAAGCCGAGGCGGCAGAAGCCAAGGCATTAAAAGACGCATGGGGAGCGGATTACGCCAAAAACATTGATTTAGCTGTGCGCGGTGCCCGCACGCTAGGTTTTGAGCCAAACGACCCAGTGTTTAAGAGTTCAAAGGTTGTGCAAATGGTGGCCAAGTTTGCGTCAATGATTTCCGAGGATCGGCTTGTTTCTGGTGAAACTACGGCAAATGCCGGTATGGATGACCGGGCAAAAGGTTTGGACATCATGAAAAATCCAAACAATCCGCTCTACCAAGCGTATCACAACCCAAGCCATCCGCAACACGCGCAGGCGGTAGAAACAAAATCAAGATTTACTCAATCTTGGCTTGCAAAGCAGCAAAAGCCCGCCAGAGCTATGTAAGTCAGCGGTTCTTTTTGGTGGACTAACTGGGGGAAGCCCGTTCCTGTGGTGGGAACGGGCTTTATAGTTGACACGCATTAAGAGCGTCATCAATACAGGAAACAGAGAGCACGAAGACACCTCGCAAAACGAGCCTTTCGGCCTCGGCATAGTCCGAAGCGCAAGGCCCAAGCGGAAACCCAAGCGCGAGGAACGGTAGTCAGCCCGAAGCTGGCAAAAAACCTAGCGCAATACGTTGCGCACGCTGGAGACCAATCAAATGCTTACTCAACTTCCTGAACACTTTCAGACAGACTTTGCCGACAACTGGGACCACCTGGTTCAGCAAAAAGAATCCCGCCTCGAAAACAAGGTGAAGCGCGTTACCGTCAAAGGTAAAGAGCGCACCTTTTCGCAACTTGGTAAATCCAAGATGCGCCTCATCACTACCCGTAACGGCAAGACCATTCCTAGCGACACGCCTATGGCCAAACGCTGGTTGCGTCCGAAAGGCTATGACGAGGTAACCTTCATCGACCAGTTCGACCAGATTGCTTTGGGCGAGCTTCCCACTCCTGAGTCCGAGCACGTTGAGTCCCACGCTCGCGCCGCTAAGCGCACGATGGACCAAACAATCATCGATGCCCTTACCGGCACTGCTTATATCGGCGAAGACGGCACCACCGCCGTTGACCTCGGTATTGGCCAAAAAGTCGATGTGGACTATGTGTTCAGTGGCGCTGCCGCTAACTCCGGTCTTACTTTGGCTAAACTCACCCGTGCCGCCTATATCCTCGACAAAAACGAGGTCGAGAAGGATGGACGTTATATCATCGTTACTGCCAAGCAGCTAAACGACCTCCTCACCAATGTGGTCGAAGTTAAGTCCACCGACTACAACAACGTGAAAGCCCTGGTTGACGGCACCATTACCCGCTTCATGGGTTTTGAGTTTGTGCAAACCGAGCTTCTTTCCCTTAATAGCACCGATGTCCGCACTTGCGTTGCTTACCAGCGCGACGGTTTGGCCTTTGGTATTGGCATGGACAAGTCCGTTAAGATCGACATTCGCGCCGACCTTAACCACACCGTTCAGATCCGCACCGTTCTCATGATTGGCGCTACCCGCCTTGAGGAAGAGCGCGTGGTTCTGATCGCCTGCGACGAATCCCCCTAATGTTTAGGGAATCAACATACAACTAACAACATAGGAGATTACTCAAATGGCTATTCTTAATTCTACAATCTACACTCAGCAGACTCAAGCTGGCACCAAAGGCTTTGGCGGTCGCGCCTCTGCCGTTAACGTGTCCGGCGCGATGTGCTATGCGACGTTTACCTACACCGTGACTGGCTCTGAAACCACTGCTGACACCATTAACTTTGGTCGTCTGCCAGAGGGTGCAGTTGTCATTCCGGGCCTTTGCCGCATCAGTAGCGATGGCATCGGCGGCACTGGCGCTATCACCAAGATTGGTGACGGTGGCGTTGATAACCGTTATTCCAGCACTTCGGTGGCGGTTGCCAGCGCTGGCTCTACGGCGTTTACCCCCACCAACGGACAAGTCGTTACTCCGGTTGGTGTTCCTGACGGCTATGAAACCATCACTGGCGTCCTGACCTTTTCTTCCGCTATTACTACCGGAAAGAAGATCACGCTCAATATGGTCTATCACACCGTAGCCTAAGGCTGGCGACGGTTGTTTTTGCCCGCCTTGGCGTTATGCGCTGGGGCGGGCTTTTCTTTAATCAAAACCATATTTTACCATGAGCAGACTCAGTGCAGATAAATCAGCGGCAGTCGTTCTTTCGACCGAGGATATTGCGGCCCTTGTCAACACGCCGACGACTACCTTTATCAATTCAACGGCATCTACCAATGCGACCAGCGTCAAAGCTAGTGCAGGAACCGTTTGGAGCATCCTTGCGTGCAACACCAATGCAAGCGTGCGTTATCTGAAGCTCTACAACAAGGCTACGGCTCCGGTGGTGGGAACCGATGTTCCGGTGCTTACCTTGCATCTCCCCACCGGAAACAATGCAACCATTCCCATTGGGTCTAATGGCGTGCGGTTCACCACTGGCATTGCGCTGGCAACAACCGTATCCGCTGGAGACACAGCCTCAGATGCGGTGGCGGCAGGCGAAATCAAGGTTGCGGTCAGTTTCACGTAAAAATCCGACCGGGCGGACAATCCCGGACAATTTACAATGGCCCTCACGATTACCGACATCTGCAATCAGGCTCTTGGACGCATTGGTGCGCAACGCATCATGGCGATTGACGACAATGACAGCAAGAGCGCTCGCGTGTGCAAAAACGCCATTGAGGCCACGATTAAAGAAGTGGCGAGGGCTGGCGACTGGAATTGTCTGAGGGTGCGGACCACGCTTGGACAACTGGTAGCCACCCCGGCATTTGAATGGGCCTATCAATACCAACTACCGTCCGATTTTATCAGTTTGGTTGAGCTTAACGGCGTCGATTACCACGGCCAACCGCAGGATGACTGGGAGATTGAAGGGCGCCTATTGCTCACTGACGCAGAACGGGCCGACGTAAAATACACGGCTTACGTCGAGGATACGTCCATTTGGGACGCTTTATTCACCAACGCGGTAGTAGTGCTGCTTGCGTCAAAGATTGCGGTTTCAATCCGTCAGGACGAAAATATGGCGTCTAGTTTGTTGACCGAGTATCACCGCATTTCACTTCCGCAGGCGCGCACCAAAGATGGCAATCAAAAGCGCCGCATTCGTTTTGATCCCACTAAGGAATCCATGTTCTTGTCCTCGCGCTACAATTCCACCAAGGGATAAGTCATGGCCCAAAGAGCACGCACCCAAAAGAGTCAGGTTAGCTTCAATGCGGGCGAACTGTCCCCGTTGCTGGATGCCCGTATTGACCTAGAAAAAAGCAACAATGGGTGCAGGCAGCTCCAGAACGCCATTATTGAGACCTATGGGGCAGCGCGACGTCGGCCCGGATTGCAGTTTATCGCAGAGGCCAAGTATGCTGACAAAAAGTGCCGTTTGCTAGATTTTCAGTTTTCGACCACGACTACGTTTGTCATTGAGATTGGCGATTTTTACATGCGGTTTTTTAGTAATGGGGCGCAGGTAGTAGTAGATGACGACCCATATGAAATAGCTACCGATTATGCGGAAGCCGATATATTTGACCTGCAGTTTGCTCAAATCAATGACGTAGTTTACATCACGCACCCATCGTATCCTGTGCAAAAGCTGATACGAATAGCAGATGAAAATTGGACTATTGGTAGCGTGGTGTTTAAGGATCCTCCCTTGTTGGATCAAAACATCACGACTACCACGCTAACACCTAGCGCATTGACAGGAACCATTGATTTAACTGCTTCAAGCGCATTATTTGAATCGACGCACGTTGGTTCCACTTTTGAAATTGTTTACCTACGCACCGACATCTCTATTCGTGCGGCTATTACGGCCAATACGCCCAGCAGTCCACCGCCGCCTACCATGCGGATTAGTGGAAAATGGCGCCTACGGACATCTGGGACATGGGATGCTGACGTATTGGTGCAGCGGTCTTATAACGCTGGAACAACATGGGAACTTGTGCGCAAGGTGGAGTCGTCTAGCGATTCAAATTACGATCAAGAGGGGACTGAGTCGGAGGATGCCATTTACAGAATAAAAATTGAAAATTGGGTATCCCAGTCGAACAGCCCGCGAGCAATTCTTGAATTGGATGACCCGTATGGTCGCGGCTACGTTGTCATTGATGAAGTCACAGATTCCACCACTGCCGTTGCCACCGTTTTAACGGAAAAGGGGTTGTATGGCACTGCCGCCACTCGCTATTGGTCGGAAGGGGCATGGAGCGCAAAGCGCGGGTATCCTGTCGCGGCTACCTTGTTTGAGCAACGTCTATGCTTTGCGGGCACGGCCTATCAACCGCAAACGGTCTGGGGGTCGGCGCTGGACGACTACGAGAACTTTAAGATCGGGACCACCGATGCGGACGCTTTCGCCTATTCGATTGGAGCGCAGGAACGAAACTCGATTCAATGGCTGGTAGCGCAAAAAGCGCTTTTGATTGGAACAACCTCCGGCGAGTGGTCCATGCAAGGTAGCACGGATTCGGCTTTGACTGCCACCAATGTGCTTGTTCGCCGTCACTCCAACTACGGCTCAAAAGCAATTCAGGCCGATTTGGTCAACGAAGTTGTTTTGTTTGTTCAACGCCAAGGGCTGCGGATTCGAGAAATGACCTACTCGTTTGAGCGGGATGGTTATGTTTCGCCTGATTTGACGGTGCTGTCCGAGCATATCACCGCCGGCGGCATATCGGAAACGGCAATTCAGCAACAAACACAAAGCATTGTCTGGGTAGTCACCGGAAACGGAAACCTAGTTGGCATGACCTATGAGCGCGAACAAAACGTCGTGGGATGGCATCGTCATACTACGGATGGGCTGTTTGAGTCTGTGGCTACGGTTTATGGGGCAGGGTCAGACGAAATTTGGTGCGTAGTAAACCGAGAGATTGATGGACTGCCCAGGCGCTATGTGGAGCGGTTAAATCCCGCCGCATGGACCAGTATTGAAAATGCGTTCTACGTTGATTCTGGGCTAACTTATAGTGGCGATCCAGCGACTGAATTTTCTGGGCTTGGTCATTTAGAAGGAAAAACCGTGGCTATTTTGGCGGATGGGGCGCCAGTGGCCGACCAAGTTGTCGTAGATGGTGCGGTGACGTTAAGCGATTCTGCCAGTGTGGTTCACGTTGGGTTACCTTACGAAACGATCATCCAGCCTATGCGTCTAGACATGGATCCGGCGGTAGGCAATAGTCAAGGTCAGGTAAAGCAGGTGCGCAAAATTGTTTTGCGATTAAGCAAGACACTGGGCCTATCTTACGGGGATGGGACAACGACCTATAACCTCAATTTCCGAGATACGGCGGACCACATGGATGCGCCGCCGCCCTTATTTACTGGAGACAAGGAAATCGACTTTGACGGCAATTTTGACTTGGATACGCCGGTTATCGTAAAACAGACGCAGCCACTTCCTCTGTGCTTGCTGGCAATCATCACCAAGTATGCCATTACCGGAGACTGACATGACAACTGAAACCAGTATGGCGATTGAGGGTTTTTCGACCGGAGATTTGACGGCGGACGAGCTATCGCGTATGCCGCAAGTCAAATGCCCAATAACGCATTATCAGCCACCTGGAGTTTATTGTCGGCAAATCTTTATGCCGGCAGGCACTTTTGTAGTTGGTCACGTTCACAACACCGAGCACATCAACATCGTTATTCAGGGAAAGGCGCGTGTGCTTATGAATGGTGTGGTTCATGAAATAAAGGCACCATTTAATTTCATATCAAAGAAAGGAGTGCGTAAAGTGCTCTACATTCTGGAGGATATGATTTGGATGACCGTTCATCCCACTAAAGAAAAAAACCTAGAGAAACTGCTACCAAAGCTAATCGACATTAACGCCTCTACCGATGCAACGGATCAAGAGGTCCAAAAATTATTGGAGGACGCAAAATGACAATGGCATGGACGGCAGTAGCATTAACCGTTGTAGCCACATCGGTTTCAGTTTATGGTCAGGTTCAGCAAGCGCAGCAAGCCAAGGCGATTGGCAAATATAACGCCAAAATGGCAGAGGCGCAGGCTAAGCAAACTGAAATGGATGCTGCCGAGAACATCCGGCGCAAACGCAAGGAAAACGCCCGGATACTGGCAACGCAGCGGTCCAAGTATGCAAAGGCTGGCGTCATGGAGGCCGGCACGCCGCTAGAGGTTATGGCGGAAACGGCGGGGAACATGGAGCTAGACGTGCTTGATTACAACCGTCAGCAACGCATCAATGCGCAGAATCTCCGCCAACAAGGAGCAATGGACCTAGCAATGGGCAAGAATGCTGAGCAGGCTGGTTACATCAACGCTGGTGCCACATTGCTGCAAGGGGCGGGGCAAGCGGCTGGTATGGGGGCGATGGCATCACGGCCCGCCGCAACTCCTGGCCCGAACACAGCGGCGGGTATGCAAGCAGCGGGCGCGCCAACGGCACTATCTGTTCGTAGCGGCATCGGCGGCTAATTTCTAACATGGCAAACATTCCCACCATTCCGCTTTCTTCCGTTCCCACGGCGCAGATCGGCGCGCCAAGGGCAGATGCCGGGGCGTTTGCTGCGCCATATCAAGCGCTGGTCAACGTGGGCGGCGCTATCTCCGATGTAGCGCAAACGGTGAACAAGTATGCCGTGATGAAACAGGAGCATCACGATAACGGATTACTGGCCAAGGAGGAGAACATCCGGCTGGAGACTGCGGCACGGATAGAGGCCGAACTGGACCCGGCGAAGAAGCCGATAAAGGAGTGGGGGACCTACATCGACGACACCTGGCGT